GGATGCAGCGTTTAAAATATCCCAATTAGTAATAGTAGGGTAATAAGAAAAACTATTCCACAATTCCAGTTCATCAAGTCTTTGGGTCGGAACAGACTTGGGGTCATAATCACGTTGAATAAAAGCCGATATGGGGAGACGATAAAAGATAGCACCGTTTTCCATGATGGCATGGAATAAGATAGCACGTCCTGTAAGTGATGTAATACCGAAGATGATACAGTCTTCAACTTCGCCATGATGTTTTTTAAGGTCATATAAATACTCCTTTTTTATTTGTGAGTATTGTACAGGAATATTTGCGTTTAAGTAAGCCATAATTTATCATTTTATTGAACCCCAATTGGGCCCTTTTTTATAATTAACTTTATTTGGAACTTTAAGAGGAATAGCATATTTCATTGTTTGTTCAACTTTTTTAGCTTCTTTATCATTTTTTATAGATAGGCACAATTCATCATGTATTTGTATTTGTGGTAAAATTCCTTGTTCGTATAAATCTACCATAGCTTTCTTGGTCATGTCTGCCGCACTACCTTGTATTAATCTGTTTAAAGCTTTGTATGTAAATGCAGGTTTATAATAATTAGTAAAATCTTTCATATAATTATCTGCTATACTGTCTTTAAATTTATCTAATAACTCAGCTTTAAAAGCTATCTTTGCTTTTTCTTCCGTTAAGATGTCTACAGGTTCGTATCTATTAATCTTACTGTTCCATTCCCTGTCTCTAGTTTCCCATCGATTAAATCTACAAAATCTATCTCCCAATGTAAATAATAATTTATTATCTTCTGCAAACTCAATTAAATCTTGAGATAACTTTTTAACAAAAGGAGCTTTCTCATGATAAGTATTAAATAAAGTGTTAGCTTGAGCTTTAGTCAAATTTAATTCACTAGCTAATTTTATTTTACCCATCCCATAAAAGAGTCCTAAGTTAATTGTTTTGGCCGTGGTCCGTGGTATTTGAGCCATGTCTGCTACAACTTGGTGAAAGTCTACATCTGATGTCTTATAAGATTTTTCAATCCGTTCTAAACTTTCCCTTAAATTATTAGGCATTTCAACATCAGAGTTTTTATAAGGGTAGAGAGTTAAAGCGTAATGGACCACTATACGTGGTTCTTGTTGACTATAATCAAATGAACCCCATACGCAACCTTCATCAGGTACAAAAAGCTCTCTCATTTTTTTACCAATAATTCCTTTAGATGGAATTTGTTGTAAGTTAGGATTAGACATCGAGAATCTACCTGTAACCGTTCCACCTTGGTCAGATCTAATTTGATTGATGTCTGCATGTATTCTGCCCTTATGAACAAAATCTAGTAAGCCTTCAACAAAAGTGTTTTTAGCTTTGTCACACTCTCTTGCTTTTACAATCATTCTTAAAAAACGATTCTTGTGAGTTTTTAAATAATCTTTTGGAAGCTTAGGAGTTGTTGATGGAACTAATTCTGTTTTAGGTTCACCCTTGTCATCAAGAATATTTTTACCATCTTTACCTTTTAATTTTTTCTTCCTGTCTTTTGTTTTTTCGTAATCTGTAATTTTCTCATGCTCTAACAAAGCTTTAATAGAAGAAGCGGCCCATATATCTATACTAACATCAGTATGTTTTTTAATAATCTTTAATAAATTATCTCTACGTTTTTCTAGAAGTTTTCCAAGGGCCTTAGCTTTTTCGACATCTATCCTAACGCCTTTAAACTTCATGTCAACCAAACATGGAAATAATTTAGTTTCTAATTCAAATATCTTTCTGCATGTTTTAAATTCTTTACTTCCATCTGCTTTAGTTTTTGTGTATAATACTTCGTCTAGTTTTTTTTCAAATAGCTCCCACAGTTTTAATGTTAAGTTAACATCTTGCTCTGCATAATCTTTTACTAAATGATGGGGTAGTTTGTGCATATTAGACATTGGATCTTTTATCATTCCATTAGACCACTCTAAAACTTTTTCAGCTAAATCATATTTGTATTTAGATTCTTTTAAATAATCTTTACTTATAGAATCTAAAGAATATCTCATTCTAGTTTCATCAATAACAGAAGCTGCAATCATGGTATCTAACAATTTACCTTTTAACATTTGTCCTGTAGCCGATCTAATCCAACAGACATCATACATAGCATTATGAAATACCTTAGTTATGTCCTTGTTTTGAAATACTTTTTCATTCAAATAATTCCAAGTTTCTTTTGTATTTAAATTATCTGTCATGTGATGAGCAATAGGAAAATAAAAAGTTTGATTTTTGGTAGCTATAGCTATGCCGGTAACAAAACCGTCTTTTCTAACTGCACCTGATCCTTTTGTTTTTAAATTAGGATCATATGTTTCTAAGTCAATTGCAACAGTATCTATACCTTCTAAATTTAACTCACTGAGCTGTGGAACAGTACACATTATTTATAATCCCTTTCTATTATCATTTCTAAGTAGTGAATAGCTTTCTCTATATCTTTTAACTCTCCTTTTGCCTTATGTCGACAAATATATTTAATTGCATTTCCTTCTGCAAAAAGTAATTTATTTTTATTAATAAATTCTGCTGGTTGAACCAGCATATCTTTATAATGTGTTCCTCCTACTTGTCTATCGGATGCTTTGATTTTCATTCTTCCTTCCTAATGTTAGTTTTCTTTGGGTTTGTAAACTCCAACAATCAAATATTCCTCGACTGTAGGCTGTGTAGGCTAGTCTTAATTGAGTAAACCATTTTTCGTGCCTGGTCATAGTGTGGTCTACAATAACATTATCAAATGTTAAACCTTTTACCTGGTGTATATTACCATATTTAATTTGAATTTTTTTATCGTAGTCAAAACCTTTAGCTATTATTTTTTTAATATAAATTAAATTTTCTTTAGTTGTTTTAGATGGAACTCTGACTAAATCAAAATCTGTGTATTGTTTACATTCAGGTTTTAAAAGACTTTTACTAATTAAATTATCAACTGTGTAATCCTCTTTTAACCATCCCTCAAAAACTTTAGGATCCTTTTTTCCTCTAACAATAACTTTACTACCCATGTAGTCCCAAAAGTTTTTTACTTGTGTAAGACTGACCGGCTTACCTTTTATAAACTCTGGCCATACATGGTGGGCTCTTATTTCTTTTTTGGATACGTGTGCTGTGTTGCTAACATGGGCATATTCTAAACCATGATAATCAAAAAATTTTCTACAACGAGTGTCTCCAGGTGTACCTCTAAAAGTAAATAAAAATGTTTGATTAGTATTGCGTATTTTATCTAATAATATATCTAAATGACTCGAACCCTTTAGATTAGCTAAATAATAACTGTTTCCTTTAATAACTTCTCCTATATGTCCCATAGCGTGCCTCTCAGTGTATGTGGCCGGTGTCCATACCCTATGAGACCCATAATGGTCCCAAATAGGTTTTATGATCTTCTTACAAAGAGTATTTATAGCTTCGCTACATCTTTTACCTTCTTCTAATTCGTGGTAGGGATTTGCTGCTAATTTATGAAAATACTCTGCATCTGATCCTGCATACTCAAATAAAGTTTGATCAGCATCTCCAACTAAATAATAATGTCCTTCTTTTACATTAGTTGCCATCTTATCAAGAGCTTTTCTTTGAGGTACATTACTATCTTGACATTCATCTATAATAATTGCATCTACATCTGGACACTTTACATCTGGATGTAAAAACTTTTCAACCATATCAGTAAAGTCACATCTTTTTGGAATTGAATTTTCTTTATATTCTTCATAAATTGGAAGTAATTCTTTAATCATTGGGAGAGAATAAGGAGCGTAATTTGTTTGATCACAAATCCTCCAATACTCATCTAAAGTTAAACCTCTTCCAGCTGCATCTGATCTAAATTTATATAAAGAATGCTTATCTACATCTCCTGAAGAATCTTTCGCAAATAATCTGTTTTGTAAAATTAAATTTTTATGATCCTCGTATTCAAATATTTCTTTTTTTAAATGTCTTTTCTTACAGTAACTATGAATAGTACAAATTTTATATTTCATACTTTTATCTGTAAAACCTCTTTCTTTCATTTCTGGTATTTTTAAAATTGCAGCTCTAATTTCATTAGCTGCTACATTAGTGTGAGATAATATAATTATCTTATCTGGATGATATTTAGGTAGTAACTCCTTTTGATAAAGGTCCACTATATATTCGTGGGTTTTACCTGTACCTGGAGGCCCAGCTATAAATCTAGGCTCTATCTTTTTCAAATTCATTTGTTAATTCCTTATTGTTTTCTGTTGATTTACCTTCCAAAATTATATCTTCATTTTCAATCTCCGGCTCTTCTATTACCCAAGAAACTAAAGATTTATTTTTGTGTTTTCCCGTTTTTTTTCTAGCTTTTAATATGTCTTGAATTTTCATAACAAGATCTACTCTTTTATAATTTACTTTTTGAACTTGTAAGTAATCTTCAAAACTGTCTAAATTAAATTCTAGTTCATCTGCTAGTTGATTTAAATAAGGCATGTTGTAATTAGCCAGTTCTTTTTTATCAGTGTACGCTTTTGATAATTTAATATAATTAGTAAAATATTTTTTAAATACTAAATTATTATTTGCTTCATCTACATAATCTTTTGATTTAGTCCTAGATTCAAAATTCATTCTCATTATTTCTTCAAATTGAGTAGCCTTCATTTTGGGAAGCCAAACTTGAGCTTGAGTTACAACAGCATCATAAAACTTTGCCTGGTTCATAAGCGTTGGTCCATCAACAACAATTGTCTTAGTAAAAGGTTCTCCTTCTAATTTACCTTTTACTTTTATTTTGTATCTGTCTTGGCCATATTCAACAATCTCGCCTATGGAGTCATCAGCTATTTGTTTAACTTCAACTAATGATTTATCTTGAACACCAATCCAACTAAATATTGTTGCAATACTTTCAGTTCGACATTCAATTATTTCTGCAAGTTTTGGCATACCAAAAGGTTTTTTAGATTTTCTAGTTGTTGACCCTTTAGTTTTTCTATTTTCAGATTCATCGTCATTAGATTCTACTGCAATGTCATAAATAAAATCATTAATTTCAGTGTCATCCCAATCGGTTTGCTTAATTAAAACTCCAGCGATAGCCGTACAATATTCATCTCTTTGACCTTTAGGTGCATATAAAATAGATAGAGCAGTAGCTAAAGCTATCTTTCTTAAAATTTTATTTAAGTTACCAACATATTCATTGAAACCTCCGTACTTTTCCCATCTTACATATTCTCTATCTTTACTATGTAATGATCCTGGAACTATTGTGTAACATGTTTCTGTACTTCTTATTTCACATAAGCATTGTCCATGTACAGCATGTTCAACATATCTTTTTAATTCGTTTGGTAATGAGAATTTTTGTGCAGGTAATTTTCCTTTAAACCAGTAATGACTAGCCGGATTATGTTCTCTACCGGATATAGTGACACAATTTGTTAAATATTTATTTGCAAAAACTTTTGCACGACTATTATCAAGATCTAAATCAACTGTGTTATCTAACCTTAATCCTATTTCTTTGTCTGAGTATTTGTTTTTCCATTCTTCTTTCGTTATTTTAAAATTTGGATCACTCCATTTTTTTACGGTAGGTCTCCCTACCTCACATGGAACCAAAATATATCCGAGATTGTACCAATCTTCGTAAGTAATTGGGCCTTTATTTATATTTTTAATTTCTTGCATAATTTTATTACGGGCGGATCCACTCTCGCTTAGCCGCCCATTCCCTAGGAACTTATAAAACTATTTTTTCAGGTTTTGGTTGTTCTTGATTTTCAGGTTTAGCTGCAATATCGCCAGCGCTTACACGCTCTCCGAAATTTTTAGCCATATCATAAACACCTTTATCTGATACCGGACCAACTTGTGATACGTCCCATCCAAACCATGTTCCTTTGTCATTTGACATTTGAACAGTCTTTAGTTTGTAAATGTGGCTATATGTTGGCGGTGTAAACATACCATTTTTACCTTGTAGTTTAATTCCCATCATCATTGAGTTCCATTTTCTACTAATTTTTAATTGAGTAGCTCTCATAGAAATCAATGCTGTTGTAGGGGATTTTCCTAACATAAGCACAAAATGATTTGCTGTGTTTTCAATATAATTACCGTTAGGTAATCTATCTTTGTAAGATTTATCACGAGTTGTTTTACTCATGATATCACTATCAGCGTTGTGAATTGCAACTGGAGCACCAGTACTGGCTCCCCTATCTTGCCATTCTACTAACTGTCTTTGATAATGAACAGGAATAATCTCAACACCTTTAGCGCCATCAAAAAATTGACCGCTAACTGTATTAAATATCATACCAGGTTCAGCACCTACTTTATATTTTGCATGGGCCTTATTAACTTCTGGTGATAGTTGTCCTAACACCTTTAGAAAAGGTAATGCAAGATCTTCTTGCGACATATTTTCTACGCCGGCATTTGCATCTGCTTCAAACATATTTGTAGCTAATGCGCCTGCTTCTTCTTTTTTTATTACTTGGTTCATGTTTATTGTTTCCTTTTTATTGTGGTTTTATTTCCAACGAATACGTTGAAAAGTTCGGTCGGCAGTTCCTTACCCGCCTCAATACGCTCCCGAACTAGCGCTTTGAGAGTCATGGGCTCAACCTTCAACTTTTGTGTCGGTTGATACCCACGCTCTGATGCAAGAGCAGCATAATCAGCTGCCTTGTTATCTTCGTTGCGACCAAAAGATACGGATATCTCGTTTTTGATTATATCTCCTAGTCCATTGGTACGAAGCCAGTTAAACGCAGCATCTCTATTAGCAATAGTAATGTTTGCGCTATAATTTGGTTTAACATCTACTGAAGAACCATCCATTAATTTAAGTTGAGATAAACCCATCTCAGCCATCATCGTTGGAATTACTTCTCCTGATAAATGTTCAAAATTTTTCTTTTTTTGTTTTAAATCTTTTTCTAATAATTGTACTTGTTGATCTAAAATATTTAGTTTTTCTACTTGGTCAGCTAAGGACTGAATATTTTCAGTTTTACTTAACATTTTTTCTTGGTCTGCTTCAAAGTCTATTTTATTCATCTATCTTTCCTCTTTCATATAAGTTAATTTGAATAGGATAATATTTTCTTTCTTGTTTATCCCATTTAAGTAGATTGTATCTACCATTTGTCATGTCAGAAACTATTGAACACGCTACACCAATAATTGCAGGATCTCCAGTTAATAATAAATAATCTTCTGATGT